CAAATTATTTAAACAACAGCGCATCGATTAATTTTGTCTGCATAATGCAAAACCATTGAAACATCGGCATCCAATCCTTGCACATAGCCGACAATTTTCTCATACCTAGCCCGCCAAAGCCGCCTATAATTGCACTCATCAACACATAAAGCCTCAGCCACCTTACGCCCTGATACAGCCTTAAACCCAGTGCCATGACAACAGCAACAAGCCCGCATAACAACCACACCACGACCATGACACTTAGTGCATCGATTTGGCCTGACAACCTCAAACGCTGCCATAGCCGCCATGTTTACAATTGTTGGCCGACCGCGCACAGTCTGCCAATGTTCACGCACAGCCACACCGGCGGCATACACGCGCAAATGTGCAATAAATAACCGCTCGCTATCCTCATCCAACGCATACTTAGCCAATGCCAGATTAACAGCATAGCTTGGCAACCCTGATAATAACCCTGATAACTCAACCCTTGATAACTTATCAACTAAACATACACCACCCGATTCATGATAACGGGTTGATCCTGCACACAACAACCCAATAATTTCAACGCCAGCCATTTCTTGCCCTTGTCCGTTGCTTGCCATCATAAACCATGCGAGACTTACCAAACTGTCCAGACTCAATAACCTTTCCAGACGACAATATCTCAACCCGTAACGCAGATGGCTTACCAAATGCGCCATTAAATCTCACAAGAAACTCAGCCACATCCGGGCACTGTTCTTTCATTACGGCCCATTGCTGCTTCTTATCCATCATGACAACAGCGATTTAATATCGCTAAACACAGCCGTCACATTAACAGGATTATTAATCTCAACAGGATGCTCAACAGGCACTACAAAACCCTTACCACGCAGATAATCAAGCCCCTTATGCGTAACGCAATAAGTATGTGCAACCTTGCCAGTTTGCCTGCACACCCGCCCTTCCATCAACTCCAGATAACCGCGCAAATGCAAATCATGGCAACGCTTCGGCGCATTTGAATAACGCTCATTACTCCAACCAAGCACTTCAACAGCTATCTCCTTAGCCGTAAACCCGGAGCAGCCAATAAACCCCTTAAGCAAATTATCCAGATCGACATAACGCCGCTTGCTGCGTGAAATCTCAACAACAGAACCTGAACTACTCACGATAACCCCCTTTTCCACTCACCCAACCTGACATCAACTTGTCGCTGCACATAAGCCCTTGCCTGTTTGTAATCCAGACCGGCCGGCGGATCACCATAACCAAACTTCCGCATCCACGACACCAGCCGCATATCATCCCTTGGCAATACAGCCCAATCCGGCATAGTCAGATTCTTAAACCCTGGCGTTTCAACAGGCTTACTTATGCCATGCCTTTTCTCAAACAACCCGGGATGCAATAAATAATCTTCGAGCAACCTGGCAAGCTTTACTGTCCATTGTCTTTGCGTCAATGCCCTCTCGCCTTCCGCGTACCAGTACGAAATAAATTCACTCACCCAGGCAGGATTGATGTTTTCAACTGCATGACCAGACAAAGCTAATATTTTTTTTAATTCCTCATTATCGGGTTGCCAGTCCAGATTCATCAAAAATTTATCTCCAGCGCTGTATGTTGTATGTTGTAAAGATGTTGTAGCAACTGAACCAAATCTCACCTCGCAACTGGATTCTTTTTTATTGTCTAACTCATTGTTATCTGTAGTTTTATTTTTAATAAAACCTAGCAACTCACCTAGCATCTGCCTAGCAACTGGATTTTGGACGGAGCTATACAAAGACACCCAATACACTCTTTTTAAAATCAATGCGCAACCAATACCAGACTTGCTTAACCTTTCCAATAATCCAGCCTTAACAAGCCGTTTAACAGAGTTTTCAATATCAATCGAGGTAAGCTTAAGTAGTGTTGATTTAACTCTCCTGGCAACATCACGTTCTGACAAGTCAAGCGCCATACCTCCATAAGAAACACGCCGAGACCTGCCAATAACACCGCTTTCATAATCAACACGTTCAGACAAATAATTGAAAACATCCCTATCTAAAGGCCGCATATCGCGCAATATTTCCAACTCATCAGGCAATACAAGCAACATATCAACCCCTCAACAGCGCCTTAAGTTTCTCGCTAATTGACTGAATCTTGACATAACGTCGAGTCAATCCACCAGCACCCGGAAGAATACGTATAACCCCAGGAATAAGCATATCTTTGTCTTGCTTGAATCGCTTAACAGTCAACGTTTGCAACGCCCGTAAAACACCTTCTACAGCAACACAACTAACTCCAGACTCATCACTAATAAGTTTTACAGCCTCCTCTTGAGTCATAAACCTGTCATTACTAGACCTGCCTATTTCCGCCTTGACCTGCTTCAGAACGGATAAATTACTCATAATCATCACCATAATTACCCAACTCACGGAACCTCACCCGATCAGCCTCAAACGCTAATCTGACATTCCCTAAAGGCCCGTTACGCTGCTTGCCAATAATTAACTCTGCAATACCCTTGTCAACAGAATCCTCGTGATACACTTCATCACGATATAAAAACAGCACCATGTCAGCATCTTGCTCAATACCTCCTGAATCCCTCAAATCAGAGCACACAGGCCGCTTATTTGGCCTGCGCTCCAACTCACGATTAAGCTGAGATAATGCCAGCACCGGCACATCAAATTCCTTGGCAAGCTTTTTAAGCGCCCTGGTAATGTCCTCAACCTCATTATTTCGATTACCGACACGATCCATATCGGACCCCATCAACTGTAAATAATCGATAACAATCATACCTATTCCATTAGGGTACTCATCACGTATCTCAGTGTTCAGCTTCATGCACCTGGATCGAATACTATTAACAGACAGCCCAGGCGAATCATCAACGTATAACGGCGCATCACAAATACGCTGAATACCTGCAGTCAATAACGGCCACTGACTATCCTGTATCGTCCAGCTTTCCCGTATTGTCTTAAGACCCACTCCGGAAGAACTTGAAACAAGCCTTTCGCCCAACTCATGAGACTGCATTTCCAGCGAAAAAACCGCCACGGCAATACCTGAAACCGCTACCGATTCAGCGATATTAACCGCCAAAGCCGTCTTACCCATGGCCGGACGAGCCGCCAACACCACCAAATTACCGCCGCCAAAACCGGAAGTAAACGCATCAAGCGAAGGCAACCCGGAAGAAACACCAAGAACACCCCGCGCCGGTTTATCATAATTATCCTCAATGCGACTCAACACATCGCGCAAAACATCACGGAGCCGTTCAAAGCCTTTTTTACCGCGTAAATGCCGCTGCGACACATCAAAAATAGCCGTTTCAGCCTTTGCAATCGCCGCCTTAACATCGGTATCCGCAGTAAAAGCCAGGTCACGGATAGAATTAGCAACCCCTATCAACTGCCTCAACACCGACTTCTCACGGACAATCTCAGCATATGCCGAAATATTGGCCGCGCTTGGCGTATCTTTCGCCAGCATAATCAAATACGACAACCCGCCTACCGTCTCATCATGGCCTTTACTCTTCAAAAGCTCATTAACTGTGATCACATCAGCAGGACTTCCGGCCGATAACAATCGGCTGATAGCAGTAAAAACGATCTGATTAGATCGATGATAAAAATCCCCTGCCTCAAGATGCCCTTGCACCTTTACCCATGCCGAATTATCGAGCATCAAACCGCCTAAAACGGATAACTCAGCAAGTTCTGAATTAGGAGGAACCACAGTAGCTATAGCGCTCATTTAATCGTTCTCATACGCTTACAAAATTGTTAACAACATCATCAACATCCGACAAAAACTGTATCAATGTCGAATCATTAACAATATGTATATCAGTATTAAAAAACGCAAGACCACACTCTGAACTATGCTCATCAACCTGGTTATCATCATCACGCACCAGATGCACAATCACACCGCCTAACTGCCTAATCATTTCCGCTTCTGATTCAAAACGGACATCATCAAAAACAACAAAATCATAATCAACAGCAGCCAATGACTGTTTAGCAGCAATAACCCACAAATCCGGATTAATTAAATTTCTCCCCCATTCAGTACCCAACGTTTGCAGCAACTGACGAGCAGATTTTCTAACACCAGGAATAATTTCTTCCTTATCTTCATTGATAAATGAATGCACCTGATCAGCTGAAAACCCCATATCCAGCAACAAAACAAAAACCATATTTTTCAAAGGTCGCGAAAACGAAACAACCTTAAAACCATGATTAATTAAATGCTTAGCCGCCGTCGATTTACCTGACTGCTTGCGCCCAGCAAAGCCAATAATTTTAACCATTTCTCAAGCCCCGCAAATCTTCCGCTATATCATCTAGAATTGCTAAAATCTCAGCATTAGAAATAGCTTTCAGCTTATCCAAGCACTGCATTTTTACATCAATATTTTTAGGCGGAATCCTGCTTAAAAATTCCCTTTGAAGGCGAAGTAAACGCTTAATAATCACATAGACTTCAGAATTTAATGAATATTCTTCTTTAATATGATCATTAACCAATAAAGCTTCCGCTTCAGCAGTCATATCAACCGCATCAGTTAATGCATAAACAGCGCCTAAACTGCCGTTACGCTAAGTCACTACCCTGAGCATACCCAGCTTCTTAAGATTCGCTATAGCGTGGCTTATTTCATTATCATGCACCGCAGAATTACACAGCCTAAACAGCTCCTTGCAGCTCAATCCCTCTTCATTTAAAGACAAAGCCCTTAATACTTCCTCATCAACCGCTTTCATTCCAAATCCTCGAAAAATCGTTCATCAAAGCCCGTCATCAACAGCCATAACACCGCATCAGCTATCCATGACAATAGCGTAACCAGAACATAAACCAACGCCACCGACAACCAAAAAAAACTTCCAATCAGCAACCACAACATCCCTTTACACATAAGCATCAAATCCCCTCCTTACCCTTGACACCGGCGCACGCAACCGGGAAGAACTTACCCGCAAGGCCCCGTCATCAAGCTGAACTACATTAAACAGCAACACCGCGAACAGACAGTTAATTGACAACCTGATCATCCCGCGTGCAATCAGCGTAACGATGGCAGAGCAACGCGCATTTAACTGATGCGACCTTAAATCAAGCTTTTCGTAAATCATCTGCGTGTGACAAGAAACTGTTTTAATGCTGATTGCCAACAGTCCGGCAATCGCCTTATCTGAATAGCCCTCAGACACTAGTATTGCAACTTCAGCCTCGCGCTCCGTTAACCGGCCATGGTCGATCATTTCTGCTTTTATACTCATAACCCCCTCCATTACGTAAAACTACGTAGTCAATCAGCCTGATACTGATCGCCGCCAAAACCGCTTACCCTAAAACCCTGGAAAAAAAAGCCCGCCGAAACGGGCTATAGAGGACACCAGGAGGAGGTAGGTGTTTGGCATTAATTGGGCCACAACCGGAGCCGCTTAAATAACATCATTACTAGCGAGTGCTAAATAAGGCGGTTCGGCTGTGATTGTTTATTTCAATAACTCTTTTGGAACATCGATGCCACGACGAACGGCCGCACCAATGACCATATTTTTTTGATCTTCTGTAAGCACATCCGGCCATTGGCTTATTGCAGACTTGCCTTTACCGCCAAGTGCAACACCCAATTCTTTTAACGTTTTACCGAATAAATTAACTGCATCTTGTTTTTTCATAAGTCCAGTTTAGCAGATTGAAATAGTTTATTCAACTAAACCCGCTAAACGCGGGTTTTTTATTGCCAATAATAAACTAACTAACACATCACAAAATTATAAATACAAATAATTTTGTTAAAAAAGGTCATTATGCTTGACTTTAAAGTTCAAAGTACTAAACTATCAAAAATGCAACAAACATACCAACCTGTAAGTTGTGTAAACCCGTAAGTTGTGTTAGCGACAGCGTAACCCAACAAATAACTAGGAGATAAAAAATGCAATTCTTACTTAACCAACTAGTTGACATAACCATAAGTGGCGAACAAGGCATAGTTATCGGCCGAGCCGAATATATGACATCAGAACACCAATACCTGATCAGATATTGTAAAAGATCAACTGGCGAAGCCGTTGAAGCATGGTGGGCGGAATCTGCATTAACACGTAAGTTGGGTTAGCACGTAAGTTGGGTTAGCACGTAGGTTGGGTAAGCACGTAACCCGTAAGCCCGTAGGTTGGGTTAGCGATAACGTAACCCAACAAACAAACCAGGAGACAAAAATGTTTAACCCGTAAGTTGTGTTAACCCGTAAGTTGGGTTAGCGACAGCGTAACCCAACACCAAACCAGGAGATAACAATGTTTATCCGGTATAGCGCACAAAGCAAACGCGGCTGCCAAACATGCGAAGGACGCAAAGCAAAAACGTGACAAAAATGCAAAGGCAAAACAAGAATGTTCAAC